TAAATCCTGTTGTAGTAAACTTGGCCCTCCCCCAATGATAAAGATGGTAGAATTAGGCCAAATCTTAGGGATAGTCCATAAATCCCGCATAGTTACCTTTTGTTCAATCGGAAAAGCGTTATGGCCTCCCGCAAATCCTCAGAGGTATCATATTCCGGCCGGACAATAATTTTCTCCTCTTCCATCAGAGAGACCAATTCATCCCACTCCAAATTCAGTAGTTCTTTGGGGATATCTAAAAGGGATTCCCGAACGGTCTTGGTTTCTTCCGCCATTTCGATAATCTCTTCTGATGGCGGAACATAGGAAATTTGGTTAAAGAATTCCAAAGCCTCTTTTTTCCGTAAGGGCTTGTCATTAAAGGGTTTGTCCATGTTATCGGGATTTACTATATTATAAAAACCCCCGCCTTTAGGTGTGATAATAAAAGGGACCGTAGAAAGTTCCTTCTGGGAAGATTCCCCAACTTCTTTTAAGCTTTGCCCCAACAGCATGTAGTCTTTTGCTTGCTTCCCTAAGGATCGTTCAGAACATTCGACCACTTGACCGGGAGCAGCCGAAAAACGGACCCCATTAAAAGTAAAGACATGCCGGCCCGTACTGGGTTTCTTCTTCCATTTCCGTGTAATATCCATTCTCGAAACCTCTTGGTTAAAAAGAACGGCAGAGATCGCACCTGCCGTTCTTTGTATTACTTAATTGCCGGCAGGTGCTTAGGACAGTACCGTTACTCCGCAATGGCCGTTCTGATCCGCCCGAATCTGCGGAACCATGATCGTCATTACCTTATAATTGGTCGTAAAACCGCCGCCTTCTTGCCATTCCACCGTGGTAATTGCCATACCCTCAACCATACGAACAGTCTCGGAGTTCATTTCGACCAGGACAACCGTATTTGCCGGGAGCTTATCGGCGACTTTGATTTCTTCAATCCCTGAAATACCTTCTCCGGTGGTCGGATTGTACTTGATCCGGGCGCGGACAGTTTTATCAGAGGCTGCTTTGAAATCATCATCCAGAACGGTCTCATATGCAGTCGGCACATAGAGAACCCATGGGCCATGATGCATTGCATCGATGGAGGCTTGTTTCATTGACTTCACATCATCAACGATCTGTTCCCCAGTCTTGCTGGCATTATCCCAGGCCAATGAAAGAGTGACATCATTGTTATTGGGATGGTCGATATAGCCGTAGATGGTCCCCCCACCATAGGTATAGCTGGAAGCTCCGTTAAAGAGCATATCCTCAATCTTCTCAGCAACAACGCGAGAGGCCATGGCCGCGGCCGTGGTGTCAAGATTGGAACCGCCATTACGGGAAGCGGTCAATGTCCGAATGTTGAAAGAGAAATCCTTATGGGCGATGGGCAAGGGCAAATATTTCAGGTCAAACTCCGGGCGATCCTTCCGAGTCCGGGTGATAGCGTCCATCGTCAATTCGGCCGCAGTAAACTCATTCAGGTCCTCATACTCAAGAACGGTGGTCCCGAGACCATTACCCAGGCGAAATACCAGGTTCCGGGCATACAGGTCTTTAACACCGATAAGACGCTGTTGAGCCGCGAACAGGATAGCGGTATCCAGCTGCTTCCACTCATCTTTTCGGAGAGTTGCAGCATTGGCAATCGGGATAGCAGTCGGAACTCCATTCACATTCATGGTAATGTAAGAGCGTCCATTGGTCCCGATCCAGGGTTTCAATACATTAATATTCATCCCGCTGGCCAGCAGCTTCTGAGCGACCGGTCCTTGGGCAGCACCATTCTGGATAAAATCCAAGGTAACTTGGTCCATTCCTTTCTTCATTTTTTCCTCCTAACTATTTTATTTTTAGATCAAAAATCAGTTTTGCTTATGCAATTTCAACGGCTATCCGCGAACTTGCCGGATCAGCACCAGAAGAATCGCTCAGGTCAATCGCTTCCATGGCCCAACCGATAATGCACTCGGTATAGATGGTAGTGGTATCGGCGGACTCATTATCATCGATATCAGCAACATGCTTGCGCAAGGTACCATCGCCGGCGGACTCCAAAGGATCCCCAATCACGATAGTTTGACCATCAGCGATTGTCGCCAATACCTCTTCCCCGCGAGCCATGACATTGTATTGTACGATGGATGCTGCGGCATAGTCGTCGCTAATGGTCTTGCCCTGGAGATCATCCTCGACTGCAAACATTCTTTGAGCATTACCGGCGGCGGTGGCATGTTTTCTGACTTTCCCAGTGCTCATTTTTTCGATGAGATGACCAGGGGTTATTGTAGCATTTGCAATCGCTTCTTTCCGGATTCCCAATCCAGAGAGAACAATTGTTTTCGGGGTCGTTGAAGCCATTTTTCTTCTCCTTGTTCTTTATATTATTTTTATAGACCGAAAAATCAGATTACTTTTTCTGACCCAAACTTTCCGAAAGGGTCATGGGGACATAAGGCTCTTCCCCATCGTCCTTGTTGACAATCTTTGTCGACGCGGGATTGAGCCCGGAATAATCGACGCCGGTAGCGACAGGAAGCAAGGAAACGATGGATTCCAACATAGAGAGATCCATATCCTTGAACTGATCGTCGTTGAATTTATTTCGCTCGTTGGCTTTGATTTGTCCGATCATCTCGCCGCGTTTCCGGTCGAGTTCCCTCATCCCAGCATTAAGAACCGAGCGAATGGGGGCGGGAGCATCGGCAAGGAATTGATTGAGGATTTCGGCCGGGGTTTTCGGGATGTCCGCCGTCACAGTTACAGTTCCGACAGCCGGAATAGCAGTATTGGTCTTCATGGTTTCGGTTTCTTCGGGGGCGCCCATGTTGGCGACAAGTTTTTCCTGTTGCTGGGAAGTCAGGGAAAGCAACCACTCCCGGTCGGCTTCCACAAATGCTGTGTTTTCATTGGAGATAAGGGCGTTTACCATCATCTCCCCACACTTTTTCTTCATCGCAGGGGTTGTTGCATCTTTGCACTTCATTTCATCGGTCGGCATGTTGGTATTCTCCTCTTTGTTTGTTTGAACTGCCTTTTGTTTATAGGTGATTTCTTCCACTACTTCGATTGGTTCCCCTTGCAGAACAATATTATCGGATGTATCGAAACCATACCCCTGTTTCAATAACATTGATGTTCGGGGTTGTCCTTGAGGCCGATCATCCTGAGAGTAAATAAAATAGTCAGAATAAACGGCCCTAAGATAATTTAGTCGGGTCATGTAATCATTCTTGATATCCCGAATATCCAGCCCATCGACATAACGGCGGATTTTCTCGAGTTTAACCCCCATTTCTTGTTCATTATAAATATAAACAAGATTCGGTTTTTGTTCAACTCCTTTATTGACCCGTACTCCGCAACCATCATCCCAACTACAAGCTCCTTTTTGATTGGGGAGAAGAGCCAGGTGGTCCGGTATGATTTCTAATACTTTGGCTGCATATTCTTCATTGTTCCAAGATCCAGCCACATTATCCTGGAGAGCTAACAATCCGGTGGAGACATCAAGTTGTCCCCCGTTATCGAGGAAAGTAAGCAGTTGGGGGTTAAAGGAATTGGCCCGAGCGACATTCAACCACAAATCAGCTTTAAGCTTACCCCCTTCAAATCGAACATTGCGGACGGTCCCAATCTCCCATTGAGCCCGGATAGCCCCGTCACTATTGCATAAGATGTATTCCCCAACTTGATTAACGGGATGACCAATAGTAACAGGCATGTTGTTCCATGCCATTGTACTTGCATTGATTACAGAGGAGGAGTAATAAACCGGCTCAGAACCAGCCCCATGATGAACCCCCTCGACCAACAAGACACAAGGGTATATTCGATAGTCAATATTACCCTGCCGTCTGGGCTGGGAAACAAGATTGAGTTGCTCCCCTACGCTCAATATTAACATCATCTTCGACTCTTCCCCACTATTAAGGAATGTTTTATAAGATGGGTCACTTTCTAATTTTGAAATATCGATCAGTCCTTTCATTGTCTTTCCTCAATTTTATTTTACATCAATTTCTCTTACCAACTTGATGTCTTCTAATTCCTGCAACTTTTTCTTATTTTTACTTATCCGGGCGGCCCTGATAGGATCATCCACAGCTGCATTGCAATCAGAGTTAAATTGTAATTCCCCATTTACTATTTCTACAGGGGGGATTTCTACTTGGATCATCATTTTATTTCTCCCATCCTTCATCGAAAAATTTGCCTTCCATAGCAATATCTTCGATCTTTACTCTTTCAACTCCGCCTAGAATAATAAACTCTTTCTCCCTTACATGGGATAGAGTAACCCCCGACATTAAATCTTTATGGACAATAACATGAGAACGAGGAACTTTTTTCCGAATAACCACCCCGTCAACATCTCCTAAAGCGAATTCCTGAGCAATTCCCAAATCAGAACTATATCCGGACAACCCCCGATCTTTAAAAGGAATAGATTTTGGTTTTGATTCTCTTAAAATCCCGGTCCATTGTCTTCCTGTCCTTCCATCGGTCCCCCGGTATACAGTTACAGATTCAATATTATTGAACTCCATATAAGCTTGATTGAAAGCTCTTAAACGGATATATTCTCCCTCTTTGATGAAGTGTTTATACTCTTTATAGTAACTAATATTATTAAACCCGGAACGAATAGAAAAATCATTCCAAGAAAGGGTCTTTTCCATATCTGTAGCAACGGCCCGAAGAAACATAGGGTGATCAAAGTTAGTATCATCTTGCCATTGATGAAGAGCATTAAACCCATTCGGGAAGTAAGTTTGAAATTTCTTTTGAAGTATCTCAGTAAACTTGGGAGAATAAGATCCTTCTACCCCAGAAGAACCTGTTTTTAGAATATCCTCTTGTTTTTTCATAAAATCCAGGAATCAAGCCTTCTGTTGGATATAATAGTCCTTCCATGTTGGGTCTTTAATCATATTAACCACTGGATCTACAATAACAGGTTCTTCTTTATCCTTTGGAATATGGGGCAATGCAACACATCTGCATTGAGGATGAACAGGAATCAAATTTTCAGCTTCATCCACTGAGAATATTTTCTTATCCAAGGGGGAACACCTCTTACATACTCGGTCATCCCCAGCGGTCAAATACTCCACCTGGATCTTTATACCCATAACCCCGGCTGCTCGGTATTCCCCAATATTTGCGGAATGATGAGCTCTTATGGTTTCAGTCCTAGCCAATACCTCGGCCCTTCGTTGGCTGTCAATTTTTCTTCCGAGACTATCAGTAATCTCTAAACTTTCCCCTCGACCGGTAATTGTCTTATCCAACAATTTAGCCAACTCAATAGGATGTTTGCCGGCAGCCATCCCCATAGCCAATACGTCAGATACAGCCGATTCCATTTCTCCGGTAATGGACTTAAGCGAAGAATACGCTCTGGTATAAATCAATCCAACTCGATCAGCATGGACCATTGAATTAAAAGCAACTTGGATAGGATTTCCCCCCAAGGAACCATCATCAATTTCAACTCCCTGTTTCTTTAATTCTTGCCGGGATCTTTTTATCCCTTGTTGATAAGCAGAATCAATATAGGTTTTCATCCAACTGTCTCGAGCTTCAGTCGGAGAAGATACCAGGGAATCCCTTACAATCTGTATTCCAGACTTTGCATTGCTGAGAATGTACTCGTTATTCTTCCCGTGTAACCAATTAACAAAGGCCTCAATCTTTTGGTCAGATCGAGGGAAATTGAACTGCTTAGCAGACAACCCTGCAGCATTGAACATTAGCCGATTGGTTTCAGTAAGGGCCAATACATCCAAATCGATGAGTGCTTCCTTTATATCCTTCATCAGTTGAGCAAACTTCGACCTCATAGCCGCAACAAACCGTTGACGGGTCGTTATGGTCCGTGTAGGATCGACTGCATTGATAAATAGAAAAATTGGACCACCCACTTATTCCACCTGACCTTTAGTAATTGTTACAGGGAGAAACCAAGTATAATCAGCACTACCACCGTCTGGGGTATGTTGTATCTCCAGATAGGCATTGCCTTGATAAGTTATATCAACCGTGCTCAATCCTGAAGTCAAAATAGCAACGATCCCGGAGCCCCANTTTGCCCCTTCNTCATCCGNANCCTGATCAACTACATCGGTATACCGGGTCTTATGATTAAGGGATACCAAGGCCGATTTCACAGCATCAGCAGANTCNATAGAAACGGCAGATCCATTAATTAATAATCTAACCGTTATCAAGGAATTGTCACCTGTTATTATTTCGGGGCGGCTCATTTTTTATATATTCCATTTAGGAGTTTTTATGGTCTTGTCAGAAATGAAAGATAACTGCCGGTCAATTCGATGAAGATTATAATAAATATTTACCATAAAATTGAGAACCTGTCGATTCAAAGAATGGGTAGG